GCAAAGACCTTGGGTTTGGGGCTTTCCAGGCAACTGGTTTTCGATCTTCCCCTGGTCTAAATACCCGCTCAAAGATCAAGGTTGACGCTCTCGGAGAGACTATAGCAGCCAAGCTCGTTGGCGACCCTACGTCTCTGCCCTGGTTTCGGTATCCCTCCCCTAAGAACTTGGAGTCCTTCCAGAGGTCTTTGGGGAAGTACAACCGAGCACACCCGGCAGAACTGCCTCCCGGGTTAGCTTCAGCGTTTGATCTGTGGACAACGTGCTTGGTTGAACGCTTTGGGCCCATTCCCGTCATCGAGGATGAGGACCTTTTTGTGTCTGTGAATTGGAACGCCTCTCTCGGTCCACAGGTTTCCGGCCAGAAGCGTATGGTCTGCCCCACCCAAACCCTTCCGGAGTTTCAAGGACTTCTTGATGTGTGCCAGGCGTCCCTGGACTGCCCACCAGACAAGTTCAAACCGAGTCTATGGGGTTGTTCACTCAAGGATGAGCTTTTGCCTGGGAGCGCTCTAGAGAAAAATAAGTGTAGGGTCTACTTCCCCACTCCTTGGGACACGTATTTTGGGGCACTCCGTGTAGTTTCCCCCCTAAATTACTTTACTGCGGAACACCCAGGTCGGCTACCTAGCACATACGGCATGAACAAGTTTCACCTTGGTTGGCACAACAACGAAAGGTGGTTTTGCCAGCCTGGATGGGTCCAGCTGGTTGGTGATGGCCATGGATGGGACTCAACCCTTGGGCCAAAAATTTTTAATCAGGTCTTAAGGGTGAGGAAGTGGCATGCCCCTACGGAGCATCACCAAATCCTTGACAACTTGTACCGAGACCTTGTCTTCTCCTACACGACAACCCCGTCAGGAGACATTGTCCAGCTTCCTGGGGGTAACCCGTCTGGCCAGGCTTCAACAACTGTAGACAACGGGATTGTTCTTTCTTCTATCATGTTCTGGTTAGGGAGAACAGTGTTTCACCAGCCTCTGGCGACGATAGAGGAGGTGAACGAGGTGTTCAGGTTTCGAGTCAAC